TAATAAGCCCACTCAGGCCTTAGATTCTAAAACACATGACTTGCTAATGAAGTCTGGAAACTATGCACAATATGTAGAACCTCAAGGTGACGACCCTATGACATACCTGATGAAAAAAGCATCAGGAACGGCTAAGAAATCAGTAATACCTAGAATGGCATTTACTGAGTCTCCACACCAATATGACCATTACGCTGGTATATTTAAAATCAAAAGGAAACTACTTCCTGATGATGTCATTAAAAGAATTAAGAACCAAGACCATTTAGTTGCTGCCATTCTTCGAGCTCGTGGTAATACGATGTTCATGTTTGGTAAAGAAAGAAAAGACAGATTCGATGTTGGTTTTGAAATCGACATTAAGCCTGAATTTGAGCGTGAAATTGAACCTGAACAAATGGACAAAATTCAGTCCAGAATAGATAAAACTAAGAAGCTATTGATTAATTGTGGTAGTAACAAGGCTATTAAAGACAACAAAAAAATGTCTTTATCTACCTTTATGGATGTACAATCTCAAAACGGTATGTCTTTTGGTAGATTCGCTACTGAATTTATTTACCACAATGAGACAGGTAAACTTCACAGATTCAGACCAGTTGATGCTGGTACTATTTTCCGTTCAGTTAGAAAAGGTGAAGCTGCTGAACCTGTTCGTAGGGCCTCTTTACAGCTTCTACAAGCTCAAACAGGTGAGATAGTAAAAGACCTTGATTTCAACAAAGTAAAAAATCACGAATACGATTATATCCAAGTACTAGAGGGTACACCAAAACAAGCATTCACTGAAAAGGAAATGGTTGTTTATAACATGTTCAATTCTACTGATGTTGAACACAACGGTTATCCACTGACTCCACTTGACACTTGTATTACAGCAGTTACCACTCACGTTTCTATTGAAGCGTATAACGAGCTCTATTTCCAAAACGGTAGAGCTGCAAAAGGTATGCTTGTAATCAAGTCAGAAGACATTGACCAGAATGTTATTGACAATATCAAGCAACAATTCATGGCCACTGTTAACAATGTTTCTAATTCATTCCATGTACCTATCTTTGGTGTTGGTGAGAATGATGAAGTTTCTTGGCAAGCTATGAACGCCTCATCTAAGGATGGAGAGTTTGAATTCTTGTATGACCAAGTAGCAAGAAATATCTTAGCTTCTTTTAATATTTCTCCTGACGAACTCCCAGGTTATGGCCACTTATCAAAGGGTACAAACCAACAAACAATGTCAGAGAGTAACAATGAGTATAAGCTTACTGCTGCAAGAGATACAGGTCTAAGACCTCTCATTGCTAAATTAGAAGACTTTTTAAATGACAAAGTATTCCCTAAGCTTGACCCTGAACTGTCTCAATTATGTGTCATCAGGCTACTTGGCCTTGATGCTAAGACTGAAGAACAAGAATCAATTAGACTACAACAGGATACTCCTCTTCATTATACTTATGATGAAGTTCTAGAGGCCGTTGATAAAGACAGGTTGGGAGCACACCTTTCGGGTAACATTCCTTTTAATGAACGTTGGCACTTAAATGCTGATAAATATAATACATCGGGTGAAATCGCAGCTGATTTGATGGATGACCCTGGAGCTCTATTAGACCCTTATATGAACTATAAGAGAGACCCATTCTTCTATAATCACTTACAGATAATGGCCGAGGCGAATCCAGATATGGCAAAAGCTTTTTTCAAATTGGAAAGTTTTGCTTTTGACTTGCTTATTGAATTGGTAGAAGAACAAATGGATGACGAAGAGATGGAGGGATTATAATGAAATCCGTAGACTATAAAGCAAAATACCTAAAACTCAGAAACCAGATGGTAAAGAATATGAAACGTTCTTACACTATGGGTTACACTGATGGTGCTAAAGAAAAAGAACTTGAAATGATGATGATGGAGCAACAACAGCAACAAGCTGAAATGGAAGCCATGATGAATCAACCACAAGTTGATGAGAACGGTATGCCTATTGAGGGAGAAATGCCTCCTGAAGAAGGAATAGACCCAGCTATGACTCAAGGTATGGATGATGCCATGTTGAGTCAAGACACTGAGTTTGACATGCTTGTAGGTGAACTAGAAGACATCGTTGCAAAATCTGAAAAGGGTGGTGAAGCACTCCAAAAAATAGAGAAGTTAAAAAGAACAAAAAATACACTCAAGAAGACAATGCAACTCAAGGCTATGAGCAATCCAACAGCTCTTGGGAAATCATTAAGAAAAGATAGATTTTTAAAAGGCAATGCCATTAAGAACCTTTCTAAGGGACAAGTTAAGGCCCTTACAATGCAAAAGAATCTAGTTGAAGAATCAATGAGTAACTTCAAAAAGGGTGGAAATAAGGCCGCATCTGATATCATTAGTGCTTTAATAAAGTCTGAAGAAACTCACGAGGCCGAACACCAAAAAGCTGAAGCAGCTCAAGCTGTAATCAGAGAATCTTTGGAGAAAACTAGAGCTGCAAAAAAGGGTAAATAGAGATGATTGGACTTTCTAAAGAGCAAAGGAAGTTCATCAATCTTACTATAGGTAATCTCTTTGACGATTTGGCCTATCAATTTATTGGTGACATTCCAAGTTTAAAGGGCAAGAAGAACATTTTCTTCAGTACCAAAGAACCCCTACACACATTAGCTAGGTTATTCATTCAATCGAATGGAAATAAGCCAATGAATGCAGTAGAAAAGACTGTACTCAATAACAAGCTTGACACTGCTCTAGAATATATAGACAAGTTGAAGCTAAGAACTCAAACAGATACAGCTATCAGACTAGATGGTTTTCTCAAGACAAAAGCAGTCAAAGGCCAGAAAGTTACCAAGGAAGAACTCAACATTATTTTGAGCTCTGAAATGGACAAAGCTGGTAAGCACATTAAGACTATTGCCAATGCTGAAGCAACCAGTGCAAGAAATGTTGGAAAGGGCCTAGAAATCATCAAGGTAGCTAGTGGCCATTCAGTAGAAGACCCTGTTGTATTCTTTATTGTCATCAAGGATAATGTTACCTGTAAAGAGTGTCTGAGACTTCACCTTATGCCAGATAAGATAACTCCTAGATTGTGGAAATTCTCTGAATTGAATCATGGATATCACAAGAAAGGAAACTTGACTCCATCTATTAATGGTGCTCACCCTCATTGTCGTTGTACATTGACTTATATGGCCCCTGGATTTGGGTTTGGTGCAAAGGGTAAAGTAAAATATGTTAAGGGTAAATTCGATGCCCTCAAGTTTCAACGTGGTATTGTCTAATACGGTATTACGTTTTTCCTCTCAAATTCAGCTTCCATTTTACGTCTAGAACCCATAGTAGGAAATCTCTTTATTTTGAGTATTAGAACAACCTTTCCAAAGTCTTTCTCGCATCTAGTTTTGGTTTTATTGCTGACAGTACAGTCAACCTTACCAACAATTTCTCCATTGCAGGCCACTTGTCGAAAGAATCTAGTTTTGGATGGATATTGAACTGGCCCAACAATACAGTCAGTATTTGGAACTTTCCATTCGTGTGGGCTATTGATTTTCTTCACTCTATTTTTGTTATCAAACGTATATAGAACTTTCCATTCTGGATGGTACACATATTTCATTTCAAATGCAAATAAATTGGAGGTAAAGAAGCATAAAAAAAGTAAAGTTTTCATTTATTCCTCCTCTAATTCCAGTTCGATCTCAATCTCATCTATAAATTCTTCATCTGGACTTAGCTCTTCAAGCACTATTTCTTTTTCTTGATTCAGTTCATCCTCAAGTTCTCCTGCAATTACAGGGACTATAAAATATCCTGTAATGAGAGTAAGTGTAATTAGTAGTTTCACTCTCCCCCCTCTAATTCTTTTAATGCTTTTTTGTAAGCAGCATGAGCAGCAACATAAGCAGCATGAGCAGCATCAATAGCAGCATCTTTTTTCTTTTTAAGTTCTTCTAGTTTTTCTTCGTTCACTCATCCCCCATGCAGTTTTCAACATAATATTCTTCAAGTTCCTCTGGTAGTTTTTCCATTTCTTCCAATACTTCGCAAGTGATTTCATCTTCAACTACTAGTGAAACATTTACAGTTTCAGGTTCTTGTATTGGTTGTGCGCATGAAATTAATAGCAATAGTATTAAGTATCTCATTTTATTGTCTCCTCAAAATAGTAATGTAAGAAAGGCCAGCACATGAAGCACTGGCCTTTTCAAAAAACATATTAAGCAGCTTTCTTAGATTGTTTCTTAGCTGATTTCTTACCTTTATTAAGGTGGTCATTTAAATTAGCAAATGCCTTTTGAAGTTGACTTCTTTGTGGAGGAGTGCCTTCACTGTAAACTCTCTTGATTTCTCTCTCGATAACCTTTCCACATTTCTTAGCAACATCACTACCACTTGAAGCACAAGATTCTGCAATTTCACCAAGAACAGAGATACGAACAGTTCTTAGCTTACCTGTGTCTTCAGATTTTGCGTTGATTTCACGTTTCATTTTGTTTGCGATTGATGATAAAGTCATAATATTCTCCTTGCTGGGTTGATAATAAGAGTAGCTTTCTGTCACTCTTTTTCTGTTAAATTTTATTATGACATGAAACTGTACGAGACGCAACTAAAATTTGCACTTCGTAGGATTTTTTTTGCGAATTTTGTGTATTTCCAATGATTTATTGGTACGATTTGCTTACTAAATGGATAAGAATTTTGTATTAAATGTCAAATTCTCTCAAGTGATACCTGACTACAATGTTTCTATCTAAAGGTACATCAAGCTCGTCTACTATGTCCATGATATCTTTGAATTCCCAGTCATCACATTCTTCATCAGGGTCATTGGAGGCATCACACTTATAGTGTTCACATTTAATAACAAATAGATATAGTAGAAGTTTCAGCTTTGGAATCCACTTAACACCCTTGAGCTCGATGTCAGAAACATCAAGGCCAGTTTCTTCTTTCATTTCACGAATAGCACCACTATAAGGGTCTTCACCTTTCTCTATATGGCCACCTGGGTTCGTCCACTTCTTAGAGTCGTTTCTTTTACCCATTAATAGTTGGCCCTTGTCATTTTCAATATAACAAACGGCTACTCTATTACTATCTTGTTCGTGTTTCACTTCATACCTCTTCTACTTGGCCCTAGTGTATCTTCTAACCAATCAGGTTCATCATCAAAATCTTTCATACCACCCCAACCATCTTCGGAGTGAACAAAGCGTTTATTTTTTTCAGGTACAACCCAAGTATCATTATAACCAGTACTTATTTCGGCCTCTACCTCATCATCACCATGATAAAGATTTTCAATGAACCTGTGATGACCATCTACTAATAGATAACCGTCATCTAGTTGGTGTACTTGGATAGGGCCTTTGGTTCTACTTTTTCTACCACTACTAACATTGGAATAAGAATCATATAAGCTGTCTCTATCGGCTATAATCTTATTTCTAGGTATTTTTTTTGGGCCCTTTTCTAGGCCTGTGACTTTCCCAGCTTTTTAGCCTTTTTCATAGCCATAGAGTCGTACTGGTCATCACAGCTTTTAATCATCTTTTCAAGACTTCTCTCACTCTTTTTCATGTAACGATTAGCTACACCAACAGCACAAAGAACTACTTGACTTTTAGATAATTCAGGGTATTTGTCAACAATGAAGTTTACTAGGTTTTCTGATTTGTTGAACAGTTTGAAATTCTCAACCATCGATTTTTTGAGAGATTTCTCTTTTTTCTTTTGGAAATCAGACTTAACACCACCTTTCATTTCTTCAAGGTTTAGTTTTTCATTGTCCTTTTTACTCTTCTTTTCTTTACCAAGCTTGATATCACCATAAACAGTATCTAAGTCAGTTTCTTTTTCAGACTTTTTAACAATTTCTATTTTTCCTTCTTCACGCTCAATTCGGTTGCTTTTATTCTTTGGCTTAGTAATTACCTCTATTGAATCTCTACCACCTAGACACTCTTTGGCCAGTGCAGCTCCTCCAGTTCTCATAGAGGGTTTTACATCATAGTTTCCAGCAGTAAGAGTTTTTCTCAAACTAGTAATAGCATCTTGAGATTTTCCATAGGCTTTTTTAGCGAGAGTAGAATTCAGACTATCGTTAGCCATAGCCAATGCTAGTTGGTTACGAAGAGTTTTGAGCTCCATACCCATTTCACCTGTCGAACTCTTTATAAGAGAATCAAGTTTCTCTATTGCCGAATCTTGGTCTAGTAAACCTACTTCAAAATTCATATTTTCCGATTTGAAAAAGTCTTCAGCATGAAAATCACCATCATTTTCAGTGGCAATTTCTTCATCTGGTTTTAGTCCAGCTTCACAGGCTTTATTACAAGGATGAACAGTGATAGTTACTTTTCTGGCAACCGATTTAAATACATTCATTCCCTCTTTTTTAAGTTTAGCACCCTCAATAGAGAAGTTGACCATCTTTCTTTCATGTCTTTCTTTGTTTTTTTCATCGTAGTGTAACATAGCAGCAACGTCTACTGCTCCAGCATGGCCTTCATCGTCCATCAACTCTCCAGCTACATAGACGTAAGGTTTTAGGCATCTTTTCCAGTACATAAGATGATAGACGTTTTCACAATCCTCTTCAGAGAAAATTTTCTTAGCTTCAGTTACTTTACCAACAATTTGACTAGGAATTTTTACACCCTCTTCTCCACCCTCATGTTCGTAATTAAAAACACCATCACTAGTTAAAGTAGATATATTTAGGCCAGCAATAGAGAGCTTTTCACCCGAACTGTCGATGTGCTCTGAAGCTGCTATTCCGTGTATTTTTGTTGCCATTTTGGTCTCCTACAAAGTATGTACCTAAAAGGTAAGATTAGTTCATAAATTTACAGCGTGGAAATCTGAATAAAATCGTGTAATTACTAGATAACGCTCTTCTACCTTAAACATTTATTTTTGAATACTCTAAAAAAAAGAGTGGGAATAACCTTAACTTTCTAGGAGGAAATTATGCTTAGAAGTCTTGCAAAAGCCGAAAATATTGCACGAGTCCTAAAGGATACCCTAGAATTCAGAATCTCAAAGATGGCTGATTTTAATCAGGTTGACATCAAGAGAGATGCGAATTCTTGGCCTATAGTAGTCGTGACAACTGACGGTAACGAAGCTGCTGGTGAACCAGCAATTAAAGCTAGAATTGAATCTGTTGATGGAGCGTCAGAAGACATCTTCAACAATCCAAGAAAAGCTTACACTCCACACACTGTTACAGTTCTTTTCGAAGAAGATGCTGTAAAAGCTGGAGACCTTATTCTAATCACGAATGAGATTTTAAACCAAGAATGTGGTGCTCTAATCAGACAAACTGCAGCTGCTACAGCTATTGTTGATGCTGAATTAGAAACTGCTCCTATTGTTGGTGATTACGACAACCTTGACTGGCCAACTAAAAACACTTAATTGGTGAGTTGACTTAACCGTAAAAACCTTAAATAGGAGGCAAAATTGAAGACAAAAAAACTTTCTAAATCAGAAGTTTTTTCTATTCTTGACGATGTTGAAGCAACATTCGCTACAGGCCTTTCTAAAGCTGGTTCTAAACTAGCTAAGTCGGAAGAATACTGTGACAGTGACGAAGACAAAGAAGAGAAAAAGAAGAAAAAAGAAGATGAAGATGGAGAAGAGGGTGAAGACATGAACAAGTCTGAAAAGGGCAAAGAACATGCTTCTCACGATTCTCACGAACTTAGTAAGTCTGAAGGATACACTTCTGAAGATTTCACTACTGAAGTTGAAGAATTATATTCTTCTATGACTAAGTCTGAAAGAGCTATTCATGCTAATGCACTTAATGGTGTTTTAAATGCTGCTCACATGGCTAAATCTGAAGAGAATGTTGGTACTTCTATGCAAAAATCAGAGAGAGAAGTTGAGCTGGAAGGCCAAGTAGAAACTCTTAGTAAGAGTGTAGATTCTCTTGTTGGTAAACTAGAAAACGTTCTAGGTATCAATTCAGAGGTAGCCCCAGAGGGTAAAGCCGTAATGTCTATGGACTATATGACTAAATCTGAGGGAGCAAATGGAGTTCAAAACGGTGGTGAAATTGAAATCACTCCTGAAACTATCAAAACGAAACTCACTAGCCTAGCTAAGAATGAGTCAACTTCTGATGAAGACAGAGAGTCAATCAATGAATACTATTGTAATGGACGTAATATTAACGCAATTAAACACCTTTTAAAGTAGGAGGATAGCTATGTTAGGAGAAAGATTCGAAACCCTAATGAAGGCTTTGGAAGCAGGTAATTACAATGCAAAGCCCTCAACACTTACTCAGGGTGCTGCACTTCAGATTGAAGACTTAAGTCCAGTGATGCACAACGTCACTTTTGATGACAGTCATATCAAGCTGCAAAAAGTTATCAGCACTAAAGATAGTAAGTCACAATTATACCAATTTGACCGTCAATTAGATTACGGGATTTTTGGTGGTTCAGCTCAACACGAGGGCGGTATTGGTCAAGAAGATACTAGTTCATTCGTTAGAGCAGTTGTGCCTATGGCATATTACTCAACAGTTAGACGTGTAACAATCGCATCTAACCTTGTTGAAACAGTTGATGGAATTAAAGCTGAAGACAGAAGTGCTTCTGATGCTGCAATGAAATTGACAGGTGACATTGAATTTGATTCATTCCGTGGTCAATCTGACTTCTCGAATGATGGTGTATTTGATGGAAACCCTTTAGCTGTTGCTAAAGTTCCAAACATGATTGGTGTTGACCAACAAATTCGTCAGTCGGATTTTTTGACTAACACTCAAGATTTAATGTTTGCTGAATATGGTTCAGAACAAACTGTAGTTATTGCTGCCAACGGTACAGTAACTCAATCACTTGTAGAAGACATTGCTGTTCGTTCAGCTATGAACCTTGGACAAGCTGATAGATTTGTACTTGACCCTATCTCTCTTTCTGCATACAACAAGATTGCTCATGCAAAAGAAAGAATTATGCTTGGTGGTTCAGCTCAAGAAGCTTCTGGAGCTAACTTACGTAGACAATGGACTTCTAGTTCACTAGTTTCTATGGAAGGGTCACGTTTCCTTTCTGGTAAGACAAGACCAGCGAGAAGTAGAGCTACTGCTCCTACTGCTCCTGTTGTTGCTGCTGGTAAGGTAGCTGGTAACTCTAACCTAGTTGCTGGAGACTATGTTTATTACGCTACAGCTGTGTCTGAGCGTGGTGAATCAGTACCTAGTGCTGTTGCTACTATTACTCTTGCTGCTGGTGATGAAGTTACGGCTACTATCACTAACGTATCTGGAGCTAAGTATTACAATGTTTACCGAAGTGAAGCTGGTGGTTCTGTAAGAACGGCTAAATTCATTGGGCGTGTTGCTCTTGGTGCTGGTGCATCGACTCTATTTAAGGATTTAGGAAACAGACAACCTGGTTCTGTTACTGGATTCCTAGTACAGTCTAACACTATGCAGTTTAGACAACTTTCTTCTTACTCTAAGCTTAAGCTTGCTGTTGCTGACCTCTCTTTACCAGAGGCCCACTTCAGATTCTTATGTCTTGCTGTACACCAACCAAGAAAGAACGTCTTAATGGAAAACATTAAGGGTCAACTTGGTTAATTCCTAGAAAGTATAGTTGATACATAATTGGGGCCTCAGAAATGAGGCCCTTTTTATTAGAACATTCTTCGATTTCTTCTATAAAAACTTAGGCCAGTTTCCCGTCCTCCAGCAATTGTTGGTATTGTTCGGGGTTTAGCCTGATTACTGGTTGGCCTATTGAATCTTGGTTTATTTTCCACTGTTGTTCGAATGACAGATTCTTCTTGGTTTTTCCCTGTGATTTTCGTTTCAATCGCCTTTTCACTTTCTGGGATTTCATTGTACTTCTCTTCGAGGTACACTTTTGCTTCTTTCTCTTTGTGGCCATTATCCCATACCTCTCTAAATAATTGTCGGGCATACTCAGCACCAACAATACGTTTACTAATGTACATACATGTGCGTTTTGCAGCATCTAGGGCTATCACTAATCTGATAGGGCCTTCGTTAGCTTCAAACCACGTTATCATACTCTTTGTCTTTTCCCACTTCATACTTTGTCTCGCTTAAAATATAATCACACTTCCCATGCTTAATCTTATCGATGAAGCGTTTCAACTTAACCGTAACAAAGGAGTACTCATGTTCGGTATTGAAAATTTAAAGAAGGTTCTTGCTGCTGTATTAGAAGTAGGAAATATTGGTGACGAAATTGGTCACGATGGAGCATCTGCTGGAATGGCACGATGGTTCAAACTAACTGGTCTTTTTGACGAACTAATGGCACTACAAAGTGTTGAGTTCTCAAAAATTGGTGATGAGGTTAAAGACCTTGATGATGCTGAACTTGCCGAACTACACAGTTTCTTAAAAGTTAAGCTTGACATCAAGGATGATGACCTAGAGTCAGTTGTTGAAGAGGGTGTAGCTATCATAGTTGATGCTTACCAAATTGTCAACAGAAGTATTGGCCTAGTTAAAAAATTCAAAAAGGATGAAGCGTAGAGCTTGACTTTATAGAGGAGGGGCCTTTCGGGGCCCCTTTTTTTCGATAATTAAATAGTTGGAGGTGTTATGAAACTAACAATATGTATACTAGCTTTACATTTTCTTTTGGGGTGTGTTTCAATGCCTCCAAAACAAAGGCTAAATCCAGCAATTTATTATCAAAATGATATTTGTTTTACCTATGAAAGGGATGTTGACAAACATGGTGTTGCTAAGACATGGTATAGAAATAAGACAAAAAGAAAATTCAAACTATTCAAAAAAACCAAAAACAGGCAAGAAATCACTTTTTGCGGTGTAGGGGTTTTACCTTCAGACACTAAGTATGATTTAAAAATAAGTCATTCAGCAAAGTTGAACTATTTTGCCATGAACACTTGTCACAGAGAAGTAACTACAGAGAATCCTGACAAGGGTATATTCAAGAAAAATGGGTTGTTCTATGTTGATTACAAACCTACCCTAGAGCTAGGTAAAGCTTGTCCATTATATGTGGCAGCTTATAACCGAACTGGTAAGCATGGTTGGGGTGTAGTGGCCTTCGAAAATGAAAGATTCAAACTGGCCTCTACAGTTCATTGCAAT